AACAAATTCCATTCTTCATTAGTACATATGCCTTTAAGTACGCATTGCACACGAAGAGCCTGGTCAAAAACATCCGAAAATTTGTTACGAAGTCTATCAACAAACTTGGAGAATTTCAATTCATCTCTAGTAATTTCGGAAGTGCGACCAAGAGAGAAACTTTGATTTGGTTCTAATCTTGATACTGGTACAGACAATGCACCATACAATTTCTTTTGAAAGTACTTAACATCTTCTAACTCACCTAGGTTTTGGCCACCAGGCAATGTAGTAATCTCTGTACCTTTGCCGCCTTCTCTACGTGGTAACCAAAAGTCTTCCATCATCGACATAAACTTACGGTCATCACGGACTTCACCTGTGTTTGCATCATAGACAAGTTTGTTTTTATACTTGACCATAATATCACGGAGATATTGTTCCGCTTTTAACTTAGGAAGATTGCCAACGTCAATATAAAAGATACGGCGTTCAGGAGCCCGTGAAATACGATAGATAACTGTTGCATCTTCAATCATCCTTAATTGATTCAATGGCTTGATTGCTTTGTGTAAGTATGATAACACAACTGCCCTACGTGAATCCATAAGGCCAGAAACCACCGAGATGATCGAATCTGTTGTGATGCGTGTACCGACTGGTCCAAAGTTTGAGGCTGATCCTGAGACTACCTTGTCGTTATAGATGTAGTACTCATTTACAGGGTTCATAATCTCCACACCTGTGCGTTCATCTTTTTGTTTCTTAATCTCACGGACTTTACGTAATCTACGTGGATCAATATATCTCAACTCTTTAATACCCTCTTGTGGATTGCCACGGTCAATAATGATGTGATAATACATTCTACCATCAACATAATAACGGCGAAAAATATCTTGTGCCATGTTTTGATAATTAAACAAACGCAAAATGGTATTGAATTCTTCTTTGATGGCCTTCTTAATTTTATCTGGTTGTTTTAAATCATCTAAAACAATTTGAGTAATTTTGCCATCATCATCTTGTACAATAGCTTCATTAACTATATCATCTATCGCAGATTCAATTTCTGGTTGCATGGCCATCTCACGATAACGAGAGATGAGTTCTACCTCATTCTTTGCGGTACCGTCTAGATCAACATATGTGCCGTAATAAGCGGCAGATGTAATAGTTAATGCGCCATCATCCGTAGTTGGAGGCGCAAAGGATTGTTGAACGGCTTTATCTTCCTCATCCTGTTGACGAGAAATTGTAAATCCGAAAAGTGAAAACTTATTTGTGTTTGCCATATTTTGTGTGTAATTATAAAATCAAAAAAACATGGAGGGCACAAGGCCCTCCTCATATATCAAGTTGTTGTATTTGTTTCCCAATATTGGTAAGCAAATGTGCAACTATATTCTTCAATTGCATCATTTGAACCCCAATCTAAATCAATTGGTGCCAAGTCGAGCGGGAACATACCAACAAAATTATATTTCTTCAGTTCATTACCATTTTTACCGTATTGTGTTACGCTTGCATCTACAGAATAACCTGTAGAAGACATTGCGGCACCGGAACGAACATTGGTTGCATGACTGTTCAATGCATTCATCCATGATTCTAAAGAATTTCGTATTGCAAAATCTTCATCATTAATAATTGTCAGTGTCCAATCAGCAAATGACCTGTTACCAGGAAATTTCATTTCACGACCAAAGTAATAAACTGGTACAGTACCAATTGTTGAACCTGGCAGTTGAGCTGTTTTGGCCATAAAAGTTATTTTCTGGCCAGCACCTGTGGCGTTTGCTACAATTGTTGGGAATATTAAAGAGACTGAAAATAGATTAGGACGAGCTCCGTCACCAATCATATTTGCTCTAAATTCTGCTACATTAAATGCCATTATTTTCTCCTGTTATCGTTTTATTTATTAGGCCGCACCAACAATTGTGGTGAAGTCAACACCAGATCCGACAGCAACAAAGTTTAACTGAACATAATTGATGGAACGAGCAGGCTTAATGTAAAGGTCACCAACAAATTGGTTGCTGTCAATAACTTGTTGTGTGTTATTTGTTGAATCACAAACAACTTTAAAGTCTGTAATACCACGGCGACCTTGAATATCACGCAAGAATGGAACTACTAGAGCAACAAATTGGCCACGGGTAAATTCATCGTTCAATTCGAACATTGAATATTTTGCAGCTTGTGCAATAGACTTTTCAAGTGTAATGAACAATCTACGAACATTGATTCTGTCAAATGCGGATGGTTTGTTCAATAAAGTTTTGTCTCCAAACAACACTGTTCCTTGACCTGGCAAAGATACAACTGGATTTACACCTTGTTTGTATAATGCATCACGGTATGTTTTGGTTGGATTCCATGCCAACTTGATGCAATTTTTGATGGCGCCACGATTTAAACCAGCAGGTGAAAACCATGTATCTCTTGTGTTGTCGGTATTTACACACAAACCTGCAATGTCAGCATTCAATGGAATCCAACGGTAAATATTGTTGTATTTGTCTAATTGATATTTCCATCCAGAATCTGCAACAACATATGAGGATGATCTTGACAATGCTGTTAACCAATTTGTAATATTTGTGGATTCACTTCCAGCCATATTAACAACATCAGCATATCTTGGAGAAACAAATGCAACACAATCTGCTCTAGAGATTGCAACATTGTCAATTATATATTGTTGAATTGTAACACTGTGACCACCAGTTAGTACCAATGAAATGTCAACAGAATCTTTGTTAACAAATAAGTCGTATGCGGTTTGCAAATTTCCGTCTGCTGGTAATGAATTAATACCAGTTGACAGTGTTACGATTGTTATTGTTGCAGGATCAGCAAAAGTTTTGCCAAATGCTGTTGTGCCCCATGTTGCATTTGTTGTTGCAAAATCAACAGGATCCATTACATAAACATAATTTGAATTATTAAAAATAACTTGTTTATAGTAATTTGATGATCCATTAATTGTTGCATCGGATGCCGCAGAAACAAAACCATATGTTTCTAAAACTGTTCCTGCTGCACCTGTAAAGTAACCTAATTTATCAATAACAACAACGTGCATTTCATCTGATGAACCACCTACAGATGCTGCATATTCTGATGTGCCTGGAGAAGATGTGAAATATGATTTGTATGCCCAAGATGAAAATAATCCAGAAGTAGCACAAACTTGAACTTCCAATGAGTTACCCATTGTGCCTGGATATCTTGCTAAAAATGATCCATAAGTGTTGGAATTACCAGCTGGTAAGTAATTAGCTTCATATATATCTTCATTTGCAATTTGTAAAGATGTACCTGTCCCAGCATTTCTTGCGGCTATACCTACAGCTCTAACAATACTTAAATTATTACCATAAGCCAAAAAATTGGAACAAGTGAAAAAAGATGTTGCTGTATCTGAATTTGGTTTACCGAATGTTTTTGTAAGTGATATCTCATCACCAATCAATTTGATTTTATTTACTGGACCCCATTGAAATATTCCAGCAAACGCACCGGCCGTAGTTTGTACTGATGGAACAACTGTTGTTGAATCAATTTCAGTTACATTTACGCCTGGAGAGATTTGAAATGCCATTTTATTCTCCTTGAATTATTATGTTCTTTTGGCAAAATACCATATGAGTATTTATGAAAGGCTGATTTTACAACCTGCTCATCATTTTTTTTGTAAAGCTTGCATAGATTTCTTCGCCGTCTGCGATTTCCCATAAATCACCACCCATGACCTCAAAATCATGTTCTAGACCATTTTCAATGATGGGAGCTGGCAAAACGTCATCGTCCATTTGATTCATATTTTCTAACTGAATCTGTTTACGAATGTCGTGGTTGACAATTTCTTTAAAATATTGTTGAGTTGTTACCCATGAAAATATAACCAAAGACATGACCATATCATCATTTGCACCTTCTTCTGCACTAAAAGAATTTTTTTGTTGAATGAAGGTGGTCAATTCTGAATAGGTATCAAAATCTTGAATTTGCAATTTGTCACCTTCTACTAAGGTTTTGAGATTTGAACAACCTATTGCCTTAACTTGAGGAGACATTTTTAGTCCCATTTGAACACCACGGGCAAAACCTGCTGATAATTGTTGTGGTTTTTTGTTGCCTGTGAATATTTTCCAAAGGTTCTCATATTCAAAATCTGTATGTAATGAATCGGCCACTTGTGGATTATTGTTAATTTCTACCAAAACATATGCATCATTATAGTGTCTGGCTGTATTATAGATGACAGTAGGAAACAATATAGGTGTAATTGATGAACTCTTATATGTTGCCACTTGTTTGTATGGTGTCTGAGAGATATCAATCACAGAGAAAGCTGAACTATCTAAGTTCTTACCCTCAGATACATCTACTGTTATGCAATACAAATGGTCGGATTTAGATTCATTGACACCTTCTTTGACCGGATGCTCATATATCTTTAACAGGTCGTGATTTGCAATTGGGTCGGTATATACCAGTTGTTGCAACTTGTAACCAGAAACTAAAGTGTTTGAAGAACCTAAAAACTCAGTTTCAAACTCTTGTGAGAATTGTCGTTGAGAAGTGTTACGAATTGTTTCTTCTTTCCATTTCTCATCACGACCAGGTACATGTGACCAATGTATCTCGAAATTTACATAGTTATTTTTCTTATTGATTGAATCCATCCATAATTTGTAAAATAGATTCATACCATTTGGAGTGGAAACAATAATAATCTTTGTCTTTTTACCTGATGAAATTACAGGGTAAACAGAGTTAAAAAATTCTTCCGCAATATTATTTGGAACGAAAGCAAATTCATCCAAAAATACGATGTTAAAAGATCCTCCACGAATTGCAGATGATGATGTAGATGCAGCAACAATCTTAGAACCATTCTCAAGTTCCACATTACCTTTGTTCCATGTGACAATACCTTGTTGCAACCACATTGGTAAATTCTCATAAGCCAATTGATATTTGGCCAAAATATCACGAGCCAAGGCACCTTTGTTTGCTAGAACTGCACAGTTTTGTTGATCGGTAAAGATGGTTGCCCATAACATATATGCAACGGTGGTTGTAGTTTTACCAACTTGTCGAGGACATTTGGTAATAACAAAACGATTGTCCTTGAAAAGTCTTAACATCTTTTCTTGAAATGGCCACATTTTAAAGTTGATTAGGCCTTCATCAACGTTAACAATTTTGATATAATTTTTTGCAAAATATACAGGATCTTTGGCACATTTTATATATTCATCAACTTGTTCTTGTGTGTATTCTACCTTGACACCGGCCTTTTTAAGTAAAGGATTATCACGATAAGATTCACCGAATTTCAAATCTACAGTTTCAATCATTCTTTATTATTTAAAAGTTTATTTAACTCGGCGGTAGAACCAACAAAAATTGCTTTATCGATTTTTGTATCACCTTCTTTTTGTTTACCATCCATTGTACGCATTTGTTTTTGTACTGCAAGAAGTTCTTTATTTGCATCTACCACATTTTTTAATAATGTGGCATATACTTCAAAAGCTCTAGGATGTTGACCTGCACTGGCAATCTGACGCAATTCTTCCATTGCTTCTTTGCCATTATCAATTAAGTCTTGTAAATTATCTTTTGTTTGTTGATATGCATCTTCCAAGTCAACTTTCAAATCGGGACCATTTTCTGGTTTTGAAACCACCGGCAATAAAGGTTTTTCCTTTTGTTCTACCGGTGTTACATCAAATAATTTTTCCATGTTTTTGTCAAATGTATTCATAGTTTTTAATTTAATTATAGTGCTGCAATCCTAGATTTAAAATCTGCAAAGTCTGATGATGCTGCAACAATTACTTTTAAGTTTGCCAGTGGTAACGCAGCGGCTTTCTGTGTTGTTCCATTTGTGAATGAAATGTTTCCAGTATTTACAATATTTTTACCACTCAAATCTAATGCTGTTGGATCACCAGAAGAAGGTATTATAATTTTACCATTAGAATCAAATTGCCATTTTTGTTTAAATGGAACAATAGTTTTAGAATAAGATGCTCCAGGACCTGAATATGTTAACACATTCATTGTGTAAGCGTAATTTGAATTATCAGCAATTGTTACTGTTGTATTGCCGGTGCCTAAACTGGTAGTTGTTGATGTGTTTGCTTCTGGAACACTAACATAAGTAAAGTCACCCCATGAACTGCCGTTTGCACCAATATATGTTCCGGATAAAGAACCATCTACAGGCAATTGATAAAAAGTTGCATGTTTTGTGTTACTGGTTCCTGGTTGAGAATAACCAACACCAACAAAATAATTATTTGAAACATCAAGTTGTTTGTGGCCAAGTCTGATACTTGAATTGGCGCCTTTAACTTCAAGTGATTTTGCCCAAACCAATGCACCATTCGCATCAACTTTATATGTTATAAATGCTGATTGATTATTGGCATCTGTAGTTGCACCATTAATATACAAATAATTATTTTTATATTTAATTCGATTAATTTTTGGTGAATTTATACCAGTTATTGTTTTTTCCCACACCAACTGATTGTTTGCCCTAAATTTATAAATGTTAGTATTTGATGCTGCATACCAATTATTTGAAGTGTCGTAGGTCAAACTTATAATGTTGTTTCCATTTTTATCAACATTATTTGTCCACAAATAAACACCCTCAGTATTAAATTTATGTACTTTGCCGTTTGCGGAACCAACTAAGACACCACCAAAATTAACCGATTCTCTAGGCAACGCTAAACAAGAATATGAATTTGTTGATGGTAAATCTGAAGTAAATTTACTGAAATATAATTGGCCTGTTATATCAAGACCAGTTAATAGATTATGTTCACCCACAAAAAATGGAAATCCATCAGCATCAACAGTAATATCTACAGAATTTATTGAATCCGAAATTAAAGAACTCCAAACATTTTGGCCAACGTAATTAAATTTTGTAACTAAAGTTGAATGTTCATCTGGAATGTTTGTTAACAAATATACATTATTGTTTGCATCAATGTCTAATGATTCGGAATAACTACTGTGTGAATTAATTTCTGGTACTACATATACCCAAAAAGTTTCACCTGTACTATCAGTTTTTAAAATTGTTGATTGTGAATTGCCAGTTATTTCATTTTTTGTTGTTAGTGCAACATAGATACTGCCTGTACTATCATAAGCAATACTATGCCCATATGTATTAGCTAATTCATAATTTAATTGGCCATATAACGCACCCCAAACTTTTTTATTGTTGTGGTCATTACCAATTTCCACTTTTGTATTACTATACATTATAGTATCGGTAAAACTAATATTACCTAAGAAAACAGAATTGGCTTTATTGAAAGCGCCTTGAGCCAATGTAGCATTGTTTGATGATTGTGAGTTTGCGGTATTAGCATTATTAGAAACGTTGGTATACAATTCAGTAAAATTGTCATTTGATTTAACAAATGCGGCTCTTAGTGTATCACCTTTACCATCATTTGCTCTAATACCAATATTGATTGTTTGTTTAGACATTTATTTCTCTCATTTAATGTTTATTGGTTTGCGGCCTTGTTAATTGTCAAGACTTCATTCAATGTATTGTCAGTCTTAGCATCGACTTTATCAACAGTCATGAAGTCGATATCTGTAGAAACTCTACCAACAGCATCCACTTCAACAAATTTCAATGGGTTCAAATTGTATGAAGTAAAATTATAGTTTGCCAAAGTATTAATACCGTATATAGGTTTATCGGATACAAAGTTTCCTGTTAATGCTTTTAGTCTAAGTATATTATCGGTAAATTGAACAACAATACCAGTTGCTGTTGCATCATCCGATGTATATCCTTGATATACTTTTTCACCAACTTTATATGTGCCAAAACCAGAATTTAAATTCAAATTGAATTCAACAACATCTTCATCGGTAATTAAATTGTATACAGAAACAAACGCACGATTGATAACACCGGTTTCGGAAGTCTTACCAAATACAAAACCTTTGACTGTAAAGTTTAATGTCCAGATTATCATTCTAGTCTCATTCTCTCTACCACCTTCGTAAATAATATCATGTGAAGTAGAATTCAAAATTATTGGTACTTCTTTAACAATACCCATTTCAGGAATTAAATTTAATTTGATAGTGTAATCTGGTGTAAAATATGGCAGTATGTGCTCAATTATTTGTGTACCATCTTCAATGTTTCTTACATAGATGTATAGGTTAAAATCAAAATTATATGGTACCGGATTGTATTGTGCAATAACTCCAGTTGCAACATTTGTTCCTGCAAAATTCTTAATGTTGGTGTTTTGTTTTCTACTTGAATCATATGTAAGGCCGGCCATCTCAAACGACATTCTTGGCAAAGTTGTTTGCACTTTTTTATCTAGTGTTAAATCTTCTTCTAAACGCATCACATAACGTTCTTTGCTTGCATATGCAATAGGAACAATGAACCTCTCAGATTCGGTGTTGTCTGTTTTGAATCTGTATAAGGTTATGTTGTCAAAAAGATTACCAAATCCAACAACTAATTTTCTAATGACACGATTATATGTTGACATTATATTTTTCCAAATGGATTAGTTTCTGTAAAATCTATAATATTGCCAGCATTTTCAGCCAAATAATTGTTGTCGTAGGCTTCATTTCTTGTACTGTCTTTTAATGGATTGAACGATGACAAATAGTATTCTGCATTGCTTGTTGCACCAATGATTGCAACATTGTCAGTGAATTCACCAGCAACATTTGTCACTTTTAATATGTCATCAACAGTGTTCCATTCCTGAACTATTGCAACCACAGATGCGTTTGCTTGTGTACCATCAGTTGATTGAAATACAATTTCTCTAGGTTGATATGTTCCAGTTCCAATACCAGTATTCAGGTCAATAGTATAACTTGATTGAATCATCACATCATCAATATCGTCCACACCAGTGTCGATAACTTCTTGTGAGTACTTGAATTTCTCTAGTTCCAATTCATAGAAATATGGAATCTTGCGGCCTAACATGAAAAAGTCTTTGGTTTGATTGGTGAATTTAATCTCAAACAATTCACCAGTGCCATTTAAGAATGGTACATAGACCAAGTCACCTTCACGTGGTCTATTGAATCTGTCTTGTGGCACTCTTTGTGAGAAGGAACGTTTCGACAATATAATATTGATATTGTTTTTAATCTCAAGTCCAAATTTTGAGAAAAATTCTCTTTCGCCACCATATTCCATCGAACTGGATAAGTAGAATTCAATTGGAAATGCAGAACTAAATTTTTTAATTGGATCTTCACCATAAAGAATGTCTCGGTCAGTTTCATTTTCAATAGGCAAGTAATATGCGTCAAAACCCATAATCTTGATTGACTCAACAATCAAATCTTCTATTACTCTCTGTTCAGCAAGAGAGTTATAGTTATTGAAGTAAACACTGGTTGCCATATTAGTTCATGAACATTTCTAGTGGCGCACCGTACTTGTCACCGATTTCTGCGTGTAACGCATCAATCTCTGTTTTGGCTTCTTCATAAATCTTATCACCATTCAACATGACACCACCTGGTAATTGAATGCCACTAAACTTTTTAAGATTGTTACCCCATGAACGCTTGATGAGTGCTGTTGCATACTCTTTTAACCAACGATCATTCCATGCTTGTGTGTAAACATCAGGATCAATCACAGCATAACATTCTGCAATCACGGTTGTACCAACTGGTGCTTCACTATGTCCCCAACCCCAATCAATATACAATCTTTGCATGTGTCTTTGGAATCTAATAGGAACTTCACCAGAAAATAGTTGTTCTAACATACGTAAGTGTTGCAACGTCATCGTATAGTTGATGTATGATGCGGAGGTGAAGTCATACAATTCATTTAAACGAAGTTGATATCTCAAATCAAACATATTAACTTGAGATTGTGAATCGGAAACGGGAAATATTCTGGTTATACCAGCAATCTGTAGTACATTATTTGATGAATCTTTGGCCTGAGATATATCTAAGTATCTATTATTAACATCTGTTTGGTCTATTTTTTTGATATAATAGACTTTTTGTAGGCCATCAAAATGGTAGTCCTGCCAGTATTGAAGTGCATCATCAATACGATCTTCCACCTGATCGTCATCAACGTTGATTTCGATTACTGGAAATCCTAATCTACGTAGGCAGTAATCTTTAAAAGCCGTTCTTGTTATGATTGTTTTCGCCATTATATCCCCCTAATGAGGATATTTATGCTTCTGGTTTTGTAACAACCCAATTAGAATGTCATACTTCCAGAACTAGTGAATTGATACACTGTATAACCACCTGCGGTAGTTACAACCGGAGAGCCAGTACATGTTGCTGTAAATCCAGCAGTATGTCGAACAATTACTACACCAGAACCACCTGCACCTGAAAGTGCAGCCGTGCCCAAGCCACCTCCACCGCCACCAGTATTATTAAATCCATCTATTTTGGAACTAGCGATATTATTAGTTTGTCCTGGGTTTGCGCCGCCACCACCTGCTCCACCATAACCAGCGGCACTACCTGATCCTCCTCCAGAATAGTATCTACCTGTGCTAGTGATTGCTACGCCTGTGGTTGTGCCCGTAGAGTTTGTATTCATGTGATATGTACCTACACCACCTAAACCTGAACCTAATGCAACTATATAAGCGCCTGCTGGAATATTTGTTCCAGTAACTTGTGTACCAACATTAATTACTCCAGTATTAACTGCGGTTATAGTTAACATTCCGTTTCCACTGGTCAATGATCCTGTTCCTCCAAAAGCAATTGTTACATTACTTTTTACGCCAATACCACCGAAACCGACAATAGATGCTTGGCCGCCTTGGCCACCTGCACCGCCGCCACCCGAACCATTACCGTTACTATCATTTGTACCACAATCATATCCTTGGCCGGCAGTACCTAAACCTTGCACGACTGGACTACCCATAATTTGTGCAGCACCACCGCCACAACCACCGTTACCAGCACCTTCTGTGTCATATCGGCGAGGAGTTACACCGGAACTATTTGGTCCGCCAGCGCCACCACCAAGTGACATAATCGTGGTTATACCACTACCAGAAATGGATGTATTTGATCCTTTAAATCCAGTAACTTCTTCACCAGTAACACCTGCACCACCTGCACCAATTGTAATTGTGTATGATGAACCTGAAGCGTTGTTTGCTATAGCAGTTTCAGCGCTTGTACCTCGGCCAGAAGCTTCACCTGTAATTGAAGAACGATATCCGCCGGCGCCGCCGCCACCAGAACCAGAATAACCACCGCCTGAACCGCCACCACCAACTACTATGAACTGTAATGTTGAAGGTGTTAATACCACATCGATACTAAATGCTCGAGCAACAGTTTGATTTTGTCCGTCTGATACTGTAATTGTGAAATTATATGTGGTTGCACTACCAATAGTTGGTGCAGTACCAGTGATTGCACCTGTACTAGTATTCAAACTTAATCCAGATGGCAAAGAACCGCTTGTTAAAGCGTATGATAAAGGTGCATCACCCGTTGCAGCTACTGATAAACTGATACCGGTTGCTGCGCTACCTATCGATCCTATATTACCCGCAGAAGTTGTCCAGGCAGGAGGAGCACTATATGTTATGCCATTTGGTACCAGACCAACACTACCATCAGTATTATAAACAAATAAATTATATGATCCAACACTTTTTGCTGGTACTGTGACTAACAAACTGGTTGAATTTACAAATGTGGTATTACTACAAATTGTTGTATCTACAAACACATTTGCACCACTAGCAAATCCTGAACCTGTCAAAGTTATAACATTACCGCCGGTTGTGTCAACAGCTGTTGCAGTACCCGAAAGAACTACTGCTGAAACTTTTATTCCACCACCGCCAGCTGAACCTATTGAAGCCAGTGTTGCTGAATTTATATTATTTGTTTTAATTCTTGTTGTCATTTATTATGCTGTAAATTCAGCCCATGAAAGAGTTTCTTCATTCCATGTATATTGTTTATCACCAGTTGGCATTGCAACTGGTGCATTCCACTGACATGTACTTTCATCCAATACCCAACTATTGAAGGGTTTAGGTGGAATAAAAGCATCACGCATAGCATCATAAGTATAACCGATACCAGCATAATTTTTTCTTAATGGTGTACCACCCAATCTGTGTACACCGCCATATGTGTTGTAACTTGTTTGTATAAAGGATCTTGGTTCTCCAAACAAACCAGTATTAACAACATCTTGTTCTATCACTAGAACTTGTGTTACAATACTGTTACTATCTATTTGTGCAAAATGTGCCATATTATTTCTCCATTAAATATTAAAATGTTATACTGCCTGATGAGGTGTATTTATATACTCTTAGTCCACCCGAAACTAATACGCTTGGACTGCCAGTAGTTGTATTTGCTGCTGGATATGCACTTGAATAACTGAGTAATACTACTCCAGAACCACCTGAGGTTGAGCCACCTGATGATGAGTACCCCCGACCACCGCCACCGCCACCTGTATTAGTTGCTCCGGCTACTGGTAGTGCTGCTATGATTCTTCCGTCAGCTCCGCCATTTCCGCCGCCGCCACGACCACCATATCCAAAATAAGCTAAGTTGGAGTTGTAAGTAGTGCCACCACCGCCACCTGCAAAGTATCTTCCTGAACTTGTAATTGATACACCAGTAGTAGTTGCGGTTGCAACTGCATTCATTGTATATGTGCCTAAACCACCTGTGCCTGTGCCTAATGCGATGATATAAGCGCCTGCTGGAATTCCTGTACCAGTAACTTGTGTGCCTACTTGAATTTCTCCAGTTGTTGCTGCAGAAATAGTCAATACGTTTGACGAAGCAATATTTGCTGTACCTGCAAATGCAGCAGTAATAGTCAATAATTTACCTGGACCACCTAATCCGCCGGCATTACTATTTGCAACAGTATCAACACCTGTTCCATCAGCACCGCCACCACCACCGCCAGTTGCATAAGTACCAGATCCTGAATCAGCAATACCACCTCTATTACCAAATCCACCGCTGGCACTACTAGGTTGCAATGCATTTCCATAAGTGGTCATATTTGCACCATTCCATGCTGCACCACCGCCACTACCGCCATTTGCGCCACTAACATATCCACCATTATAATATCCACCAGTCCCGCCACCAATAGCAGTTAGTGTAGTCATACCTGAACCCGACATGACTGTATTTGATCCGTTAGTATTATCTGCAGCTCCACCGGCTCCTACCGTGATTGTATAAGTTGTTCCTGTTGTTATGCTTAATGCATTAGTTATAAGACCGCCTGCACCACCGCCTGCTCCAGCAATATTAGGTGAAGAAGAACCTGCTGCGCCACCACCAATGATTGCATAATCAAGTGAACTTAATGAGACAACTACAGTAATACTAAATGCTCTGTCCGTACCTTGGCCGTTGGCATTAGTTGCAGTTAATGTAAAATTATATACAGTTAAACTACCTACACTAGGAACACTACCTGTTATTGCGCCAGTACTACTATTCAAACTTAATCCAGTTGGCAAACTGCTACCGGATTTAACTGAGTAAGTAACATCAGTACTGCTTGTTGCAGCTACTGAAAAACTAAGACCGGTTGCTCCAGTGCCGGCAGATCCTATACTACCCGATGCGGTTGTCCAAGTTGGTGCAACACTAAACATTATACCATTAGGTATCATACCAAATCCGCCGTCAGTGTTGTAAACAAATAAGTTATATGAACCAGCGCTTACTGATGCGGTTGTAAATGTTAGGCTTGTTGAATTTACAAATGTCGTATTACAACGAGTTGTATTTACGAACACGTTTGCACCACTAGCAAATCCTGAACCAGTTACCGTAACAGTTTCTCCACCTGCTGGCGAACCGGCCAATACACCGCCAGGATAAGTTATAGATGTAACTTTTATTCCACCGCCACCACCTGAACCTATTGAAGCCAGTGTTGTTGAATCTATATTATTTGTTTTGATTCTTGTTGTCATATTTTTATCTGGTTTTGCGTTATGCCGGTGTGATAAACGTTATTTATATCTAGAATGTTATGCTGCCAGACGAAGTAAATTTATAAATTCTGTATCCACCAGCTACTGTAACTGTTGGTGATCCTGTTGTACTTGCTGCGGCCGAATAGGTATCAGCATATCTAAAGATTACTACTCCGGAACCGCCATTTCCGCCGGCATAACCACCGCCGTTATAGTTTCCAGAACCGGCTCCACCGCCAGTATTAGTAGCTCCTGGAAATCCAGTATTAGTGGAAGTATTTGCACCTGCTCCACCGCCGCCTGCGCCGCCTAAACCTGGTGTGGTGTATCCAGGAGCTGTATATCCACCTCCACCACCACCGCCTGCAAAGTATCTACCTGAACTGGTTATTGCTACACCTGTATTAGTGGCAGTAGCTGCAGCACTCATTATATATGTACCTGTTCCACCAGTACCTGTACCTAATGATACAATGAATGTACCAGTAGGAATTCCTGTACCAGTAACTTGTGTACCTACTTGAATTTCACCTGCTGAAACTGCTGTAATATTTAATGTAGTAGTTGAATTGAGTGTCGCCGTACCCACAAAAGAAGTTGTGATTGTTTGTAATGATCCAATACCACCTGTACCTGCTGTAGATGTACTGACAGCATCTTGTCCTACAGCACCGGCTCCGCCACCGCCGCCACCGCAGGCATATGCTGTGCCGCCACCACGATTACCTTGGCCAGCAGTTCCTGTACCGTATCCGGTTGCGCCGCCACTTCGGCCAGCTCCGCCACCAGAGCCGCCAACGCCACCTTGTCCGCCTGGAGATCCGCCGTTACCGCCTGCAATTGCAGTAAGTGAGCTTCCTGTTCCAGTAACTGATGAGTTTATACCAACAGTTCCTACACCATTCTCACTAGTTGCACCGGTACCACCGCCACCAATCGTAACTGTAAATGATGTTCCAAGAAGAAAAGATTTGGTACCAGATAACAATCCGCCAGCACCAGCACCGCCACCACCGCCGTCAGAACCACCGCCACCACCAGCAACTACTAGATAACTAGCTGAAACAGTTATTGAAGGATTATCAATACTAGTACTATTAAAATTCTTAGCACTAAGTTTTTGCGAACTATGGATTCTTAAAGACATTAACTAATCTCCGAACCAAACAAATTAAAACTCAAAGTACTTGTACCTGCATACACTGTAATTACATCAGTAGTTGCTAATGTAATACCAATTGTTAAACTTATAGAATCAAGCGCAGGAATTGCAGTATTATAAGCAATATAGTGCTTTGGATCTAATGTTGCGCCTGCTGGTCTAATTGCAACCCTAAATGAGTCCGCAGAAGCACTTTGATTACAAATATTAATAGTTGAAACTACTGTACTTGTACTTGCAGGTACTGTATATAATGTGGTCGCTGTTGTTGCAGCTGGGTTAGATTGCCCTAAAACTTTGTATGTTGTTGCCATGTATTCTCCTTATGCGCCCATTAACAAGAATGGACTTATTGATGTGCTGCCAGTTGATGCAGAATTTGCAGCAGCAAAAGCAGCGTTTGCCTGTGTTCTGGCGAAAGTATCTGTGCTAGCACCACCTCCTCCGCCACTACTACTAAAGGTTATTACTTCAACATTCGCACCACTTTCAAATGTACTGTCGAATGTAACAACATTACCTGTAACTGTATATGTAGTTTTTAATTGTGTAATACCATCAACAACTGGAATTATATAATCTCCACTTGTTGGTGTTGAACTTAAAGTGAATGTTGTTGTTCCACCATTAGCAGTAAATACGTCAGAAGAAACTGTTATTCCGGATGAATTTGCCTTAGCAAAGGCCGCATTTGCTTGAGCTCTTGCCCAAGAATCTACACTATTCGTATTGGCAGCATTGAAAGCAGCATTCGCTGCAGCAAAAGCAGCGTTTGCTTGTGGCCATACATAATTATTGGATTGGTCAAATACTGCATTAGCTCTTAAAAATGCACCATTAGCAAAACTAGCTGCTGAGTTAGCTGTTACAAATGCACCGTTAGCAAATGCTGCTGTAGTGTTTTGAGAACTATAAGATGCATTGGCTGTTACAAAAGCTGCATTAGCGAATGATGCTGTTGTATTTTGAGAATTATAAGATGCATTGGCTGTTACGAAAGCGGCATTGGCAAATGAAGCACCACTATTAGCAGTTACGAATGCACCGTTAGCAAAACTAGCACCAGAATTTGCACTATTAAATGCAGAGTTTACATAAGGTAATAAATCAATACCTTTAATTGTTATGGTTGTTGATTTTAGGTTTGCATTTAGTGTTGCAGCCTTAAATGATGCATCGTTAATGTCAATATTATTGTTTGCACCAACCTCAGGTGTATAACCATCAAACACGTACCATTCTTTAGTACCTGAATCTCGAATAAGACCCGTGTGTGCGTTTGTTCCGTTATTGTAGTGACCAGCAAAACCAATGTCTAATATATCAGATGCATAGTTTCCGATACCCAAAATAAACATGGTATCATTAGCAACAATTTGAGATGCACTAACAGAGAATGTATTTCCTAATATTGACAGGTTACCTGTAATAGAAACATCACCAGAAATTGTACCACCAGATGTATTGAATTTTAAATTGGCAGTAGTAAAAGCACCGTTAGCAAATGATGCTGCTGAATTGGCAGTTACAAATGATGCATTAGCAAATGATGCGCCAGAGTTTGCTTTGTCATAAGAATTATTTGCTTGAGCTCTTGCCCATGGATCAGTATTAGCTGTGTACTGCATAGTACCATCAGCAAATGTAATTGCATTTGCACCGGCACCAGAACCTGTAACTGTTAACGCACCGCTTGTTAGCGTACCGCTTATTGTTGCATTAGCATTTATTGTTAAATCACCAGTTAGTGTACCACCAGCTAATGGTAATGCATTATTTGCTTTGGTGAAAGCACTGTTAGCAAATGAACCTGCTGAGTTGGCTTTATCAAATGCTGCTGCAGCAAATGCACCACCAGAAGAAGCATTAGCTGCAGCATAAGCAGCATTTGCAGCTGCGTAGGCAGCATTTGCTTGTGGCCAAACATAGGTATTAGATTGGCCAAATACAGCATTAGCTCTATCAAAAGCACCATTAGCAAATGATCCACTAGAATTTGCCTTGTCATAAGCAGTATTTGCTTGTGTTCTTACCCAAGTATCGGTAGAATTGTTTGCTTGTAAAAAAGCGGCATTAGCTGTTGCATATGCGGAGTTTGCTCTATCAAAAGCAGAGTTTGAATTGTCAGTAACTACAGGAACTTTACTTATTAATTCACGAATTTGTATTACTGAATTACTGTTTGGTGCTTCAACAAATGTTAGAGTAGTTCCTGATACACTATAATCAACTCCTGGATTTTGTGTAATACCATTGTCAAATACAAGAATACTATTGGCTGTTGTGTTGGCCGATATTGTAAATGTGGTTGTATTTCCATCACCTGTAAAATTTCTGCTTGTATAATAAATTGACGCACTATTACTGGCGGTAATAATTGTACTGTAAGCTAAATTGGCTGTTGTAAATGCAGCATTAGCTGTATTTCTTGCATATGAATCTGTACTAGAAGCACCAGTATTCGCAGCTGCATAAGCAGCATTAGCTCTATCAAAAGCACCGTTAGCAAATGATGCTGCGTTATTGGCTTGTACAAAAGCACCATTAGCAAACGATGCACCAGTATTTGCTTGGTCGTAACCAGAATTGGCCCTTAAAAATGATCCATTAGCAAAAGATGCTGCCGAATTTGCCGCAGCAAAAGCACCATTAGCAAAAGATGCACCTGAGTTTGCTTGGTCGTAACCAGAATTGGCTCTTAAAAATGCTCCGTTAGCAAAAATAGCTGCAGCATTGGCTGTTACAAAAGCACCATTAGAAAAACTAGATGCCAAATTAGCTTGTACGAAAGCACCATTAGCAAATGATGCTGCTGAATTAGATGTTACAAAAGCACCGTTAGCAAAACTAGCCGCCGAATTGGCTTGTACAAATGCACCATTGGCGAAACTTGAACCAGTATTTGCTACACCATAACTAGCATTAGCTCTATCAAAAGCACCATTAGCAAATGATGATGCGTTATTAGCCTGTACAAAGGCACCATTGGCAAAAGATGAACCAGTATTTGCTACACCATAACTAGCATTAGCTCTATCAAAAGCACCATTAGCAAAAGATGCTGATGAATTGGCTTGTGGCCAAACATAGGTATTAGATTGGCTGAATACAGCATTAGCTCTATCAAAAGCACCATTGGCAAATGATCCACTAGAGTTGGCTGTATTATATGCGTTATTTGCTTGTGTTCTTACCCATGTATCGGTAGAGTTGTTTGCTTGTGCATATGCAGCATTTGCACGGTCAAATGCACCATTGGCTGTTCCATATGCAGAAGGAACTAAAGAAGAAAAGTCTTTAGTCGAATCTAATCTTTGTGGGGTTACTTTTGTTGACATTTATTATAGCCTTTTTATACTATTTATTTGGTTGAGTTTGCCTGCAAAGTTATAATCATAACTTTTTATGATATTCATTTGATTAAAGCTGTACTGCTTACACAATTATTTATGTTTAGTTGAATATCAAAAATCTTAGAATAATATACTACCTGAACTAGTCCATTTATATACTCTATACCCACCGGCAGTTGTAACTGTTGGTGAACCAGTAGTTGATGTTGCTAACGCAAATGCATCAGAGTAACGAATAATCACTACACCGGAACCACCTGCGCCGCCGGTATTTCCAGTACTATTACCTGCGCCACCGCCACCGCCACCAGTGTTTACAGTGCCACCAGTACCATTAGCATTTCCACCACCGCCTGCGCCGCCACCATAAGTAGCACTACCTGCGGTTGCACCTTGAGCAGTACCGCCGCCGCCTCCGCCGCCTGCATAATCAACAGACGAACCTGAAATATTACTTGCTCTACCTATACCACCAGATCCTGAAGTACTAGCAATAGTACCACCGGTTTGTCCTATGCCACCGGCTCCGCCACCGCCGCCGCCTGGATAAGGAGAGCTTGTGTTGTTTCCGCCGCCTGCATATCCTTCTACTGGAGTATATCCGCCTAAATTACCTGCGCCGCCAGCGTAACCACTTGATGAAGCCGGTGCACCTGCACCAGAACCACCAGAACCACCAGTTGCTCCTAATGTACCTCTACCTCCGCCCGAACTTGTTGTTGTGCCGAATACACTATCAGAACCTGCCGAAGCATTAGAAGCTGTAGCTCCAGCGCCGCCTCCACCAACTGTAACTGGAATTGATATTCCTGAGCTTACGGCAAGTCCGGTTGCAGTTCTATAACCACCTGCGCCACCGCCTGAACCGCCGTTACCTCCACCAGTACCACCACCGCCACCGGCGACTATCAAGTATTCTACTGTTGTTGGTGCACCAGGTACATAATACATGCCAGCTGGTTTTACAGCAAAACTACCATCTGTATTATAAACATATAGATGATATGATCCTGATGTTTTTGCGGGACTAGTAAATGTTAAACTTGTTGCGCTTACATATGTAGTGGCACAATTAATAGTATCAACAAAAACGGTTGCACCACTATTAAATCCGCTTCCAGTAACTGTAATTGTTTCACTACCTGCGGGTGTACCACCATTACCACTATTATTAGGATAAGTTAAAGATGTAATTTTTGGACTTGCAGTAACCACAGGAACACTAGTTATTAATTCACGTACCTGAATATTTACACCATTTGCAGGTGAGGTAATAAATGTTAAATTATTACCTGATACACTATAATCTGTGTCAGGTCTTTGTAAGATACCATTTTCAGCCACAAGAATTGAATTTGCTGTTGTATTCGTAGAGATTGTGAATGTGTTTGTATTACCATTGCCAGTGAATATTCTTGATAAGTAATAAATTGATGCGCTATTGCCGCTACTGCCGGTATTGGCTGCATTATAAGCAGCATTAGCTCTATCAAAAGCACCGTTAGCAAAGTTAGCTGCTGAATTTGCTTGTGGCCAAACATAGTTATTAGATTGACTGAATACAGCATTGGCTGTTACAAAAGCACCATTGGCAAATGATGCTGCTGAATTTGCTTGTGGCCAAACATAGTTATTAGATTGGCTGAATACAGCATTAGCTCTATCAAAAGCACCATTGGCAAATGATGATGCGTTATTGGCTTGTACAAAAGCACCATTAGCAAAACTTGCAGCAGAATTTGCTACACCATAACCAGAATTGGCTCTTAAAAATGATCCATTAGCAAAAGATGCTGTAGCGTTAGCTGTTACAAAAGCACCATTAGCAAAACTAGATGCTAAGTTGGCTGCAACAAATGCACCATTAGAAAAAGATGCTGATGAATTAGCTTGTACAAATGCACCATTGGCGAAACTTGAACCAGTATTTGCTACACCATAACTAGCATTAGCTCTATCAAAAGCACCATTAGCAAATGATGCTGTAGCGTTAGCAGTTACAAAAGCACCGTTAGCAAAAGATGCTGATGAATTAGCTTGTACAAATGCACCATTAGCAAACGATGCACCAGAATTTGCCTTATCATAAGAATTATTTGCCTGAGTTCTTACCCAAGTATCTGTACTAGAACCACCTGTATTTGCCTGCAAGAACGCAGCATTAGCTTGTGCAAGTGCAGCATTAGCTGTTCCGTATGCAGAAGGAACTAAAGAAGAAAAGTCTTTAGTTGGATCTAATCTTGATGGACCTAATTTTGTTGGCATTAATTATTTCACTTAGAATGTTATTGAACCTGAACTAGTCCATTTGTATACTCTGTACCCACCGGCAGTTGTGATAGTTGGTGAGCCAGTAGTTGAGGTTGCCAGTGCATATGAATCTGCATAACGAATAATTACAATACCGGAACCACCATTACCGCCGGCTTTGGATGAGGCGCCGCCGCCACCACCGCCGCCACCTGTATTAACAGTACCCGCGGTGCCTAATCCTCCCGCACTACCTGCACCACCACCTTCAGTTGCAGTTCCTGGAGTTCCACCACCATATGTTCCGCCGCCACCACCGCCCGCATATCCTACACTACTTCCAGAAATTGAAGATGTTGTGCCGGTTCCACCAGGACCAGCAGCTGTACTGGTGCCATTACCACCTGCGGCAGTAGATCCACCACCACCGCCTGCACCGTAATACGGAGCCGCATATGTGGCAGTTCCACCATCATAACCTTGTCTTGCTTGATCCAAATAAGTTGATCCTGGATAAACGCCCTTGCCGCCGGCGCTAGCTGCGGAACCAGCTCCGCCGCCACCTGAACCACCTGTCTGAGTAGATCCTGCACCAGTGTCGGCACTTACACCACCACCACCACCTTTTGAAGTAATAGTGGAGAATACAGAATCACTACCTCTTGGTGGTGCGCCGTATGTTCCTAAAGCTGTAGCTCCTGCTCCAATAGTAACTGTATATGTACCGGTAGTAACTGTAAAACCATTTGCAGTCAATAAACCACCTGCGCCACCACCACCACCACGTTCATAACCACCGGCGCCTCCGCCTGCAACAACTAAGTATTCTACTGTTGGTGGAATATATCCCATATATGTAATACCACTGGGTTTTACAGCAAAACTACCATCAGTATTATAAACATATAGATGATATGATGAAATACTTTTTGCAGGAGCTGTAAATGTTAAGCTTGTAGAATCTACATATGTAGTTGTACAATTCGTTGTGTCAACATATACAGTTGCATTTGCATTAAAACCAGAACCAGTGATAGTTAACGTTTCTCCACCTCTTGAATCTGCCGCAACAGTAACTCCAGCATATGATAACGAGGTTATTTTAGCGCCGCCACCTAAACTGGCTAATGTTGTTGATGATATGTTATCTGATGTTATTTTTAATGTCATATCGTTCTTTTAGAATGTTATGCTGCCAGATGAAGTAAATTTGTAAACTCTATATCCATCGGCTACTGTAACTGTTGGTGATCCTGTTGTTGCTGATGCGGCTGCATATGAATCTGTATATCGCAGCAAAACTACACCACTGCCGCCTGTGCCAGTATTTGGTGTATTATTACTTGATCCTCCACCGCCACCGCCTGTATTTGGTGAACCTGCTACTGGACTACCGTTTGGTTCACCACCAGTTCCGCCGCCACCAGCACCACCCGCACCTGTATATCCTGTTGCAAATCCTGGAGGATACGGAGCACCTCCGCCGCCGCCTGCAAAATATCTTCCTGAACTAGTTATTGCTACGCCTGTGTTTGTAACAGTTGCTGCAGCACTCATTACATATGTTCCAGTACTACCTGTTCCAGTACCTAATGCGGTGATAAATGTACCAGTGGGTATTCCTGTACCAGTAACTTGTGTGCCTACTTGAATTTCACCTGCCGAAACTGCTGATATAGTTAAGGTGTTATTTGAACTAAGTGTTGCTGTACCTGCAAAAGCAGTTGTTAATGTAATTAATGCACCTATACCACCTGCGCCGGCATATAGATTACCTTGAGCACCTGCTCCTCCGGCACCACCGCCGCCACCACCGCCATGATACCCATCACCACCTCTTGGAGTTGCTCCACCACCATCATAGCCTTGTCTTGGCGCACTTATATATGTTGAACCTGGATAAACACCTGCTGAACCAAAGGTATTAATTCCACCATCACCGCTAGATGAAGCTGCGCCACCAGAACCGCCTGTGGTACCTATGTAAGTTGCTGCACCTGCAGCAGTTCCGCCACCACCACCGCCTATCGATGTTACTGTAGTGAATCCAGAACCACTAATACTACTGTTAGCACCTCTTACGCCAATACCCGTAGACCAAGTAGTTGCACCAGCACCAACAGTAATTGTATATGTTACTCCGGCAGAAATTGAAACACCGGTTGCTTGTAATAATCCGCCTGCACCACCGCCACCACCAAAGCCGGCTTGACCACCTGAACCACCGCCAGCAACTACTAAGTAATCAATTGAACTTGGTGCCACTGGCGCCGGCGCTTTGCCAATTGCGATTCCTCCACCAATTCGAATTCCTGATCCTATTAACATTATTTTTTCCTATTATTAGAATGTTATACAAGTATTTATACTCAATTCGTATACAAATTGAATTATCATAAGTTCTTAACCGAGTGTGACATAACCCCATTGGACTGTTTGACTAGACCCACTAGAGTTGTTAATTCCAAAGTCAAATCTATTGGTAG